GACGACCTTCCCGTCTGGAATGACCTCGATTGGGGCTTATTCATTTAAGCAGGGTACAGGTCTCGCATCAATAACCCTTCCCCCCGCACTCAATGCAATTGGAGATTTTGCATTTGCCAATTGTACTGGGTTAGAAACGGTCAAATTTACGAGCACGGTATCCTCAATTCCTGGTGGAGTATTTTCCGGATGCCCAAAACTGTCTACCATTTATGTTCCGTGGTCGCAGGGGCAAGTAGCAAATGCTCCTTGGGGTGCGAGCAATGCCACCATCGTTTACGATTATACTGAGAATTAAAAAAGGGAAGGAGACGGCAGTGAATGTACAATACCGACTAAGCCGATAAACAAAGACTTATCAACATTTTTTGTGTGCCCGAGTCGGGCACGGAAAGGAGCAAACCATGAAAATCCCTGACAAGCTGTATGACATTCTCAAGTGGGTGGTCATTATCGTGCTGCCCGCCATTGCCACGCTGTACGCGGCCCTGTCTGCCGTGTGGGCCTGGCCGTACTCTGACCAGGTCGTGACCACCATCACCGCCGTGGACACTTTCCTGGGCGCGGTGCTGTGTATCTCCACGGCTACATACAACAAGGAGGCCAGCGGCAATGAGTAATTCCGCCCTTGTGGACTACACCCGGCTTTCCCCCAACCGCAGCCACCCCAGGAACCACACAATCGACAAGATCACCATCCACCACATGGCCGGCGACCTGTCTGTGGAGACCTGCGGTAATCTTTTTGCCAATCCCAACCGCGAAGCCAGCGCCAACTATGGCATCGGCTCCGATGGCCGGGTGGGCCTCTATGTGGACGAGGGCGACCGTGCATGGGCCTCTGCGTCCCCCAGTAACGACAACCGCGCCGTGAATATCGAGGTTGCCAACTGCGCCACCGGCGGCGACTGGCCCGTGTCCGATGCGGCTTATAGCAAGCTGATTGACCTGTGCGTGGACATCTGCCAGCGCAACGGCATCAAGGCCCTTAACTACACCGGGGACGCAGACGGCAACCTGACCGAGCACCGCATGTTTATGGCTACGGCCTGCCCCGGCCCGTATCTGCATGAGCGTATGCCCCAGATCGCCGCAGCGGTCAATGCGCGTCTGGGGGCGGCGGAAGTGCCCGCCGAAGATAACAACACCAATACCAAGGAGGAAACGATCAACATGGAACTGCGTATGCTGTCAAGGGGCATGGAGGGCAACGATGTCCGGGCCGCCATGCTGCTGATGAAGGACAAGGGCTATTACCCTGACGAGATTTGGAGCGGTGACAAGCTGTTTGGCCCCAAGATGGAGGCCGGTCTGCGGAAGATGCAGGCTGACCACGACCTCGGCGTGGACGGTATCCTCGGTGCCGCCAGCTGGAATTTCCTGCTGAAATAACGGAAATCTGGATGGCGCAAAGGATAAGACTACGCCGACCTTGCGCCCGTGCATAAGCATCCGCACCTCCACGGCTATTGTTTTGCCGATGAACAGCAACCACAAGGCCGTAAGAAATTTTTTATCAAATTTGCCGCCAAAGCGCGCTATTGCCCTCGTGGAATCGATTTTACTCCCAGAGACCGAGGAAATGATCGTCATAGATTGCGACGTGCGCCGGAAAAGCTGTGTGCAGGTATCTATAGAGCGTAATATGTCCGTAGATACTGTCAAGCGGTATAGGTGTAGAGCATACCACAAAATTGCACAGGAGCTATTTAACCCCCTGCCTTAATTGGCAGGGGGCTTTTTGCACTTTTCTGACACTTTTCAGGCACTTTCAGGTGCCTGTTTTTTTGTATCATAAAGGCAGAAAGAAGGTGGCAAAATGTATGACCGGCTTATCGCCTGCGGTTACACGGAGCAAATGGCGGCGGATATCCTGAAACTATTCCCCGACCCGGAAGAATTGCGGATATATGTATATTTTGCCGAACTGTTCCGTGAAGAAAGGACGGTATGTTGATGGCATTTAATCCTTACTACCAGAATCCGTATCAGCCGATGGGGTATAACGGGCAATACGGCAATTATGCCCCGCAGAACGCCGCAGGAGCGCCGCAAGCGTTCGGGTGTCAAATTACAAGGGTAAATGGGAGAAACGGCGCAGATGCGTTCAGAATGGCCCCCAACAGCTCTATTCTGCTGATGGATGAGAACGACCCCATTGTGTGGATGAAGCAGACAGACGGAGCTGGGTATGCAACGGTAACGCCTTACACAGTTTCTCCGTATCAGGCCGCACCTCCTGTGGATGTAAGTAGTCTGGAAGAGCGCGTAAAGAGATTGGAGGACACGATCAATGGCAAATCCAATGATGCAAATGCTGATGGGAAGCGGAAGCCGAAAGCCGAATAATCCCCTTGCGATGGTGGCAGAGTTCCGAAAATTTGCAGCGAACATGACCCCGCAAAAGGCGCAGCAGGAAATCGAGCGGTTACTAACTTCCGGGCAAATGAGCAAAGAGCAGTTTGCTGATTTGCAGAAACAAGCAAAGGACTTTGTGCAATTCCTGAAATAGGCCGGGTCGACACGGTTTATTTATAAAAAATTATGAAAGGAGTTTCCCACATGGAGAACGGTATGTCCCTTAGCGATATCGCCGCTGTGACACGGGGAGCGAATGACGAGAACGGCTGGGGTTCTGGCTGGTTCCTTATCGTGGTTCTGTTCCTGTTCATGTTCGGCTTTGGCGGAAATGGCTGGAATCGTCAGGGTGAGTTCGGGGAGTATGCCACCGCCGCCAGCCAGCAGGAGATTCTGTTTGGCCAGCAGTTTGGACAGATCAACGACCGCCTGACCAACATCGGAAACGGCATCTGCAATCTTGGCTACGAGATGCAGGGCAACATTGGCCAGCTCGGCAAGGAGATGGCGCTGGCGCAGAATGGCACCAACATGACCATTATGCAGACCGGCAACAGCATTCAGGCTCAGATGGCTGAGTGCTGCTGCACCACCCAGCGGGCCATTGACGGCGTAAATGCCAACATCGAAGCCAAGTTTGCGGCTCTGGAGAAGTCCCAGCTTGAGCAGCGCATTGCGGAGCAGTCCGCCCGCATTGCCAGCCTTGAGATGGACAATCGGATGTATGGCGTGGTTCGCTATCCCAACGGCTACACCTACAATGCCGGCAATTCCCCCTTCTGCGGCTGCAATAGCTGCTGCGGCGCAAACATCTGACAAAAGCGAAAGGCCCCTCTTGGCCGGGTTATGGGCGGGGCTGGTGTCCCGCCCTCTTTATTTTGAAAGGAGATTTTATAATGTCTTGCAAATCTGCGATTTACACTGCTATGCAGACCCCCACGGAGGTTGCCGTAAACGGTGTCATCCCCCTGGGCAGTCTTATCCGCCGCTACGGCTGCGATATTTCCCTGAACGGGAATGCCGTCAACATCATTGGCAAGGGCTATTATGATGTTGATGTGTCCGTTACCGTTGCCCCCACGGCTGCTGGGACGGTTACCGCAACGCTTATCAAGGACGGCGTTGTTGTCCCCGGCGCAACAGCTTCCGCAAACGCTGCGGCTGGCGCACCTGTTGCGCTGGCATTCCCCGCTCTTGTCCGGCAAGCGTGTTGTGCGTCCGGCTCTGCCCTGTCTTTGGTGTTGACCGGCGCTGCATCCACCGTCAGCAATGTTGCCCTTCGGGTACAGCGCATCTGACGGAGGTGCGGGATGAAAGTTATTGAAAAATTAGAAAATTTTATCGATAGCGAAATCCACGATGCAGAAGTATATGCAAAGTGCGCCCTCAAGTACAAGGAATCCGACCCCACGCTTGCGAAACTGTTTTACGATTTGTCCACGGAAGAAATGCGACACATGGATTTGCTGCACGGAGAAGTTGTTCGCCAGATCGAGCAGTATCGCAAGACGAAGGGCGAACCGCCTGCGGCCATGCAGGCTATCTATGATTATCTGCACGAGAAGCAAATCGACAAGGCCAAGGATGTAAAGAGTTGCCAAAGCATGTATCGTAACGGCTGATTGCTGGGTAAAATTTGTAGCCCATGATGTAGCCCACGCAGAGCAATTTACTACAACTTGGCACAATTTTGCGCAACGCTTCACCCTACAAGCAGCCCGTATAGGGCGATAAAAAATCCCCGGAAACCCTTGATTTACAAGGATTTCCGGGGATTTGGCGCGGAAGGAGGGATTTGAACCCTCGCACGCGGTTTAGGCGTCTACTCCCTTAGCAGGGTAAATAAAACCCGCTATAAATCAATGGTTTGCGGAGATTTTGTAGCCCATTTGTAGCCCACAAAAAGGACTTATTTTTCGAGCTGATTTACTCCCCTGTGCGCCGCTTCCGTAGACACATGAATGTATCTTTGAGTGGACGCAAGCTTGGAGTGACGCATGATCTGCTGGACGACCGGCAACTCCACGCCTTTCTTTACAGCTTCTGTTGCTGTGGTGTGGCGGCAGGAGTAAGGAGGCAAATCCCGGATTCCGAGTTTCTTGGTGGTAGCATGGTATTCATCATAGAATTTGTTTTCATAGCCGCCATACAGTAGGTGTGTTTCCGGTGATGCAGATTCTGCCAATCGCTGTATCACTGGGGACATAAAAACCGGGAACACAATGGGGGTGTCTTTCCGCTTTTTTGTTTTCCGTCCGCATCCGTATATTTCGTGCTTTCCGTAGTCGATCATGTCGGATTTACAGGCGAATAATTCTCCAGGCATCATGGATGTGTAAATCATTAGGAGCATATAACCCACAAACAGTTCCCCATTGTCCCACGCTTCCCACATGGAATTTACTTCCTGCTCTGTGAACGGTTCTGGTTCTTTTTCCACCAGCTCCGGCAGAACAATAAAACGGGACAGGTTTACTGTCACTGTGCCATTTCCTCCGTTGCTGGCCATCGCCCTTTTGTATAGGTGTGACAGCAAGGATTTCATGTCACGGGCCGTGTAGTAGGATGTGGCTTGTTCGTTGACAACGGCCTGTAAATCATCTATGGAAAGTGTATCGATTTTCCGTGATATAATAGGCTCAAGGCGTTCCCGTGCCTTTTTGTAGCCTGCCTGCTTATCTGTGGAGAGCTTTTGCATATCGTTTTCGCTCCAGCCTTGCCACAGGGTTAAAAGCGTAGGAGATGCTTTTTGACCCTCTCCCGGCAGTTGGGCCGCCGCCCATTTCAGGGCTTCTGTTTTTGTCTGGAAGCCGCCCTTTGTGGGCCGTTTGCGAATGAGCCTATGGCTACCGTCCGCTTCCTGCACTGTGTAGGAATATCCAGCTGCACGGGCTGTCCATGTCTTTCCTCTTTTGTAGGCATTTCCTGCACCGTTTGGTCGTGACCGGCCTTTTCTCTTTTCAGCCACCTGTTTTTTGCCGCACGCATGGCAGTACACCGCCCCCGGCATAAGCTCAGCGCCGCATTTAATACAATTTGCCATTGTGTTACTCCTTTGATATGCGTACAACCGTAATCATGGCCGCAATCGTTACTGCGCTCCCGGCCAGCAGTACGGCGATAAGCACCCACGCAAACACGCTTGAACCCCCGCCGATAATCATTCCCGTTGTTTTTGCGCGGAAATCAAGAAACACATATACGGCCAACAAGAGCATTACAATTATAAGCGCGGATATTGTGATATAAATTACCCTTTGCTGCGACTTGATGCGCTTGTGCTGCAAGTCTATGGTTTTCTTCATGCTCTCTACATTGCCCTCTAATTTGGCAGCTTTTATCTCCGATTCCCTGCTTTGTTTTAACTCCTCCAGCTGTTTTTCTGCGGGGACATTTTCGACGATGCCAAAATACTGATCCAGCGACACGCCCAAAACGGCGCAAATGTCACCGGCGTTATACACGCTTGGGGCTTTGGATGCCGATGCAAAATAGTTGTTGATGGTAGAAATAGAAATCCCCGTTTCGTCTGCCAGCTGCTGCGTGGTAATCCCTTGCCTTACCTTTGCTTCTTTGCAAATTTCTCTCAGCGTTTTCATACTTCTTTCCCCTTATTGGGCATAATCTACCCTTTTATTGCCGTGCAAATATTGTAAAAATCCCTTTTGGGGATTGCGCCGCCCGATTTGTTTTTGATATGGTGGCGATGCAAACGATAAGCCGATAGGTGATTCGTGGGCAAAGCCCACCCTGTCCGGTGCGGGGGCGGGGTGGGCAAATCGAACAAATTTTCTAATTTTTTTATTTTTGTTGCACGAAACAGGGCAACAAACCCACCTCTGGCGTGTATAGGTGAAAAGACTTAATGCGGAGGAATAGAACGAATGTTTGCAATCGAAAAGAAATATGGTATAATTAGAAAAGAGCATCCTGCGCACGCCAAAGCGGATTTCCTGTCCGCACTGCGTACACTGACAGAAGAAGAACAAATCGAACTATGGAAGGAGCTTGAACAAAATGGAATTATCAAACGCAAAAGTCCTGATTGCATCTGACGGCGAGAAGACATTCGTCCTCGTAAATGGAACACCGCTTATCGGAGATAAGATTGACTTCAAATCTGATATGTGCGGTGTCCGGCTCAGTGTGTCTAATGCCCTGCTTACACCTAACCTGTACAAAGCCAGTGACTTTGCCGCATTTGTGAAAAACAAGTTAGGTTATGATCTGTCCGTCATGTAAATCCCACATGAGGACGGTTTCCGGGTCTTGCTTATCCATGTAGGCAATGCCCACATCCGTCAGGACAACACCACCAAAACGAGAATACTCGGCATATCCGGCAGCACAAATCTCCTGTAACCCATCCTTTATTGCTTCTGGAATCGGCATGAAGAATGTGGAGTTTTGCTTCGACTGCCCGTATGCCCGGCGCTGGCAGTAATGCGTGTAGAGAGTTGCCAGCGCCTTTTTTGCGCTTCTTGTCAGCTCAACGCCCATCGCTGCGCCTCCTCTGCTGAATCTCTACAAGCTTCTGCATGGCCTCAAGAATCTGGTCATCCGTCCAGTTTTCAGCCTGTTCTTCCCAATCATTCATAGTCGGCACGAATCCCTCGGCATTTATGCGGGGGGCTTTTTTTATGCTTGGATCATCCGTTTCTGCCAAAAACAAATCCGGTGAAACGCCGAAATAATCCGCAATTTTCTTTATCGTTGTTGGCCTTGGAATCGCCCCGCCTTTCCACGAAGTAACAGACCCAGATGACAGGGCGAGTTCTTTTGCAACTGCATTGGGCGATACTCCACGCTTTGCGCATAGGCCGACAAAGACTGACCAAAACATAAAAAAATACTCCTGAAAATTGTGAGATTATCCAAAAGTGAGAAAAATGAGATTTCACTATTTACAAAATGAGAATTATGAGGTATCTTTATATCAGCCCCACCGAAAAAGGGTACAAAAACACCAGCCCCCACGAAAGCGGCTTTTAACAATTTCTTTTGGCGAAGGTATTGTACCGCAGTTTTTGTGGAGTGTCAAGTGTGAAACCTCATGAATATGAGTTTTCGGTGGGCGTTGACTGCGGCGGGGATAGAAAAACCGTCTCGTGCGGTAACACGAGGCGGCGGGGTGCAGGAGTTTCCCCTCCCGACCTCCGCACCGGGCAGGGAGGGGATTTAACAGCAAGAATCGATGTCTTTGCACTCCTGCAAGGCGATTATAGCACGAACGCTCCGCCGCAGCCAATGAAATCTCACACATAAGGAGGGAACGCAACTTGACATTGAGAGAAATGCGGGATAGAGCAAATCTTTCCTGCGTGCAGGTCGGCAAGAAACTGTTTGTTGACCAGTCCTGCGTAAGGCACTGGGAATACGGCGACTGGGCACCGGCACGGAAGTACTACAAGAAAATGGCGAAGCTTTACGGCGTGTCGGAGGAAGAGATCAAGGCCGCTGCGGACGCTATTCGGGCGGCGAACCGAGGTGAGAAGCGTGACAATCAATGATGTACGGAAGTCGGACAAGCTGTATCTGACCCCGGCAGAGGTTGCGGAGCTGTTGAATTGTGACCCGCAAGCGATACGGGACGCAGCGAGGCACAACCCCGAACAGCTTGGATTCCCGACAATGCGGGTTGGCAACAGGACGAAAATCCCCCGGATGCCGTTTCTGCGGTGGCTGGGGATAGAGGAGGAGTAAACATGGACGGGTACACATTGACGCTGGTCATTATAGGAGCCGCAACGGTGAGTTATTGGCTCATGCGGCTGGTGGACAAACTGGACAGATCCGGAAAGTGAGAATTTAGGAGGAATGAAGATGCAAAGACATTACTACGCCATCGTGGCTGAGAGGTGCGGCGTCCGGGTAACTATGCGGTCGGAGTGCAATGTGGCCGAGGTGGGCGATCTGGTTAGCGGCAGCAATAAGACAACCGTATATTCCGGGTACAAGGTCATCACAGAGCCACGCTTTGTTTTGTACGGAACCGGTGAGGACGATTTCCTGAACGCCCTGTATTGGGGGGATATCCCCCAGGTTTCCAAGGTCACACGGGATGTGTGGAAGCTGGAGCCGGAAAAGGAGGATGCATCCGATGCGGACATCTGACACGGTATTGGATGCGGAGGCGAAAGCCATCCGGGACGAGGAAAAGGAACTGGCGGAGCGAGAGGAGGAGACGCAATGATGCTGACATGGGCGCTGGTGTATCTGGGAGCCGGAACGGCGGTTTACGGCTTCATGCGGCTGGTGGACAAACTGGACGGGAAGTAACACAAACGGAGGGAAAGACGATGTATTTGTGTGATTATTGTGGGGCAGCGTTCCATTCGTTGGATTACATCGAGGAAAAGTCCGATGAGTGCGGAAACAGCATAATTTATGTTTGCCCAGAGTGCGGAGAGGAGATTATCCCCGGAGAAGCGGATGAATGTCCTGTTTGCCACGGCTGGAAGCCGATGAAGTCTGCTATGTGCCACAAGTGCGAGCTGGAAACAATCGGAAATTTCAAGCTGGCTATACGGAAGTTCTCCGATGTGCAGCTTGATTATATTTCCGAGCTGACGGAGGGTGAGTATCTCTCGGAGTTTTTGCATAAGGGGGGCTTGGGATGATAAACGGCGTCCTCCGGTACATAAAAGCTACAGTGGAAATCCCATTCCCAGAGGGGAAAATGTGCTGTAACCTCTGCCCACTTTTGGAGACGTATTCGCGAAATCAATGCCGCCGCACGGGGGAGTATTTGCTGGACACACGAATCGTCGGGGCATATTGTCCGCTACAAGTTGTTGATGAGGAGAAAACCGAATGATGAATATCTACGAGAAAATCGCTGCAATCATGCAGGATGTCCAGTATTTGGCAAAGGACGATCATGTAGAGTTTGGCAGCACCAAATACAAGGCACTGAGTGAGGAGAAAGTAACCTCCATCATGCGTGCGGAGCTGCTGAAACACAAACTGGTTGTATACCCCATCGCACAGACAGCTGTGAGAACTGGGAACATTACCCATGTAGATGTGATTTACCGCATGGTCAACGTGGAAAACCCGGAGGAATACATCGAGATTGCATCCTGCGGAGATGGCGCAGACACACAAGACAAGGGCAGCGGCAAGGCCATGACCTATGCGTTTAAGTATATGTGGCTGCGGACCTTTGCGCTTCCCACCGGCGAGGACCCGGACAAAATTTCCTCCGCCGAGCTGGACGAGAAGGAGCGGAACGCCGCTCCGGTGTGTGAGCGATGTGGAGCTGACATTGTGTCCGTCAAGAAGCGCAACGGCGAAATGTGGACGGTAAAGGACATGGTTAAGTACTCCAAGGGCCGCTACGGAGCGCAGATGTGCGCCGACTGCATGAAGGCCGCGAAGAAGGAGCAGGGCAATGTTGCAGGCTGATGTGACCGCCGCACGGTGGCAGCAGGACAGCGATGGGGCGTGGCTGTGCCTCCGGGTGCAGTCCCCCACCTCTGCAATGACCATCTGTGACGAGATGAAGCCGGACAAGCAGTATGTGGCGCAGATCAAGCGCAAGGGCAGGAGCCTTGACGCAAATGCTTATGCGTGGGTTTTGCTGGATAAACTGGCGGCACACTATGGGATTCCGAGGAATGATGTGTACCGGGAAGAAATCAGGATCATCGGTGGTGTGAGCGATGTCGTGTGCATGGTATCAAAGGCGGCGGACGAGTTCTGCCGCAGATGGGAGGCGAAAGGAACCGGCTGGATGGCGGAACAAGGGCCAAGCAAAATTCCTGGCTGCGTGAACGTGGCGGTTTGGTACGGCTCCAGCACCTACGACACAGAGCAGATGTCACGGCTGATTGACCAGATTGTTGCCGATTGCCGAGAAGCTGGAATCGAGACTATGACACCGCAGGAGTTGGATGCGCTAAAATCCCGCTGGGGGGAGGCGCAGCCCATTGGATGAGAGAGAAATATGGCGACCTGTCCCCGATTATGAGGCGGTCTATGAGGTAAGTAATTTCGGGAGAGTTCGCTCTTTAACGAGAACAAGAATGGTAAATAACTCTCATGGCGGGGTTTCACCAAGAACCGACAGGGGGCGCTTGTTGGCACTTGGAGATAACGGAAATGGATATGTATTTGTCCAGTTCCGTAGCAATGGAAAGCGAAGAAACTGCTACGTGCATCGGCTCGTTGCAGAGGTTTTCATCGGAAAACCGGAGAATGGCGAGTTTGTCGTTGATCACCTTGACCATAACAGACGAAATAACTATGCGGGTAATTTGGAATGGGTCACGCAAAAAGAGAATATTCAAAGGTCAAGGGAGTTAATGCGCCACCCGAAGAAAAGATGCATGGTTTCATCCACCGGTGAAAAATACATTTCCCGCTACAAGGATGGATATCGGGTGAATATCGGGTGGGCAAATGTGTGTAAGCAGTTCAAAAAATTAGGGGATGCTGTTTCATACAGAAACGAGGTGATGCAAGGTGCCAGATGAGAGACGCTGTTTTTTATGCGGAAGAAATGGGTCGGGAGACCCATTAGACCGGCACCATTAGCCACATCTTCGGCGGGGCGTACCGCAAGAAGAGCGAGAAATACGGTCTGGTGGTGTATTTGTGCCACAGGAGGTGCCACATCTTCGCACCCAGCGCCGTACACCAGAGCGCAGGGCAGATGCAGCGACTGAAGCGCTACGGCCAGTTAAAGGCCATGGAGGAGCAGCGCTGGACGGAGGAGGACTTCCGGCGGGAGTTCGGGAAGTCCTATCTATAACACAACAAACACAACAAGGAGGATGCAGGAATGGACAAATTGCTTTACACCAAGCGGGAGACGGCAAAGCTGCTCTCCATCAGCGAGGACACGCTGGACGAGCTGCGGCGCAGCGGGAAGCTGAACGGCTACCGGATCGAGAGGGGGAACCCCCGTGTGTACTTCCGACCGGAGGAGCTGAAGCTGTTTGCGGACGGACTGGAGGTGGCAGTATGCTGAACAGGATCGTACTCATGGGGCGGCTGACCAGGAAGCCGGAGCTGCGGCGCACCCAGAGCGGCGTGGCGGTGACCAGCTTTTCGCTGGCGGTGGAGCGGGACTATAAGGATGCCGAGGGGAACCGGGAGACCGATTTCATTGATGTGGTGGCTTGGCGGGGGACGGCGGAATTTGCCGCCAAGTATCTGGACAAGGGCCGGATGGCGGCGGTGGCTGGTTCGCTGCAGGGCCGCAGCTGGCAGGACAAGGAGGGAAACAAGCGGCGCAGCATGGAGGTGCTGGCTGACAGCCTGTACTTTGCCGACAGCAAGCGGGAGGAGACCCCCGGACGGGGCGTGGATGTGTCGGCGGATGACTTTCAGGAGGTCGAGGACGACGGCGACCTGCCCTTTTAACGGGAGGGCCGTGGGATGGAGCGAAAGCAATTTACTTGGTACCGGAGCTACTACGACGCACTGAAGGAGCTTCCGGCGGAGGAGTTCCGGGCCATCGTGCTGGCGGTATGCGCCTATGCACTGGACGGAGAGGAGCCGGAGCTATCCGGCGTGGCCAGGGCCATTTTCACCCTGATCCGGCCCACGCTGGAGGTGGGCCGCAGCAAGGCGGAAAACCGCAGCCGGGCGGAACAAACGTCGCTCTCCGCAGAACAAGCCGGTAGCAGGCCGGAACAAACCGACAACAAACCGGAACAAACCGACAACAAACCGGAACAAACACAGAACAAACGAAAACAAACCGACAACAAACCGGAACAAACACAGAACAAACGAAAACAAACCGACAACAAACCGGAACAAACACAGAACAAACGAAAACAAACCGACAACAAACCGGAACAAACACAGAACAAACGAAAACAAACCGACAACAAACCGGAACAAACACAGAACAAACGAAAACAAACCGACAACAAACCGGAACAAACCCGCAAGGAGAAAGAGAAGGAGAAAGAGAGAGAGAAAGAGAGTGAGAACGATAGTTATTGCTCCCCCCCTCCCCCCTCAGGGGCCAAGCGCTTTGTTCCGCCCACGCTGGCAGAGGTGCAGTCCTATGTGGCTGAACGCCAGTCACCCGTAGATCCGCAGGGATTTATCGATTTCTACGCATCGAAAGGGTGGATGGTCGGCAAGACCCCCATGAAAGACTGGAAAGCGGCTTGCCGAAATGCAGAGACGTGGGAGCGGTGGAGCAGGACGGAAGCCTCTGCGCCGCCCAAAAAGGGTCTTGCACAGGCTCTGACAGACCGGCAGATGGAAAAGTACATGGGATGGTGAGACGATGGCCGGCGGACACGCAAAGGTACACGTGCGATGCCCCTATTACAGGACAGACAACGGCTCCCAGCGCATTGTGTGAGAGGGGGTGCTGGCGGACGAGCCGGTGGTCAGCTGGATGCCGTCCCGTGAGGCGCTGCGGCGGCAGATCGCCCGATACTGCGCCGGGGAATACTGGCTGTGTCCGCTGTGCGAGGCCGTGGACGGGAAATATGCAAGACGGGAGGAAGAAAGTGGAAGTGATGATGACCATCGGGCTTGAGCCGGTGACGAAGAAGAATAGCCAGCAGATCCTGAAAAACGCTGGAACGGGGCGGCCATTTATCGCCCCCAGCCGGGCGTACCGGGAGTACGCCGAGGCGGCGGCGTGGTGTCTGCGGACGTATCGGCTGGAGACCATCCGGCAGCCGGTGGAGGTGAAGGCGCTGTTTTATATGCCAACAAGGCGCAAAGTGGATCTGACAAACCTGTTGGAGGCGCTGGATGACGTGCTGGTGGAGGCGGGTGTGTTGGAGGACGACCACAGCGGCATCCTCGTCAGCCACGACGGAAGCCGGGTGCTGTATGACAAGCAGCGCCCCCGGACGGAGATCGTGATCCGGACGATGGAGGGAGGCGGGGAGGCATGAGACTGCGGCAGGGAGAACCCTATCGGCTGCCGGAATGCCCCTGCGAGACCTGCCGGAAGCGGTCGAAGGATATGGGCAGCTGCAGCCAGAGGATGGGCGGGCAGCAATGGCCCGGCTGCGTGGCGTGGATGGTGTGGTTCCTGCGGTGCTGGCAGATGGTAAGAGGGGAGGCCCCGGAGGCGGGGCGGGAAGGAGTATAGACATGGATGCATTGGAGTTTATTCGGGAGCGAAACCGGATGTGTAAGCATTTTCGTGGGTGTAACCAGTGCCCTGCGGATGGTATGATATGCAGCACCATATGGGGCATACATGATGCTGAAAAGCTTGTTCAGGTGGTCGAGGAGTGGGCGAAGGAGCATCCACGTAAGACCCGGCAAGACAAGTTTTTGGAGCAATATCCGGAGGCACGAGTGGATAAAGACGGCATCCTCGTCATTTGCCCCGCAGCCATTGCGAAGAAGAAGAGGGACGAGTACGGTGGGTGTGCTAGTCCTACGGGGAATTGCCCCGAGTGCCGCCGTGAGTTTTGGGGGCAGGAGGTGGAATGATGGATGCAAGCTTGATGTTCAGCAGCAAGACGGATAAGTGGGCGACACCGCAGGACTTTTTCAACGAACTGGACCGGGAATTTGGCTTTAATTTTGACGTCTGCGCCTTGCCGGAAAACGCAAAGACTACCCGGTATTACACGCCGGAGCAGGATGGGCTTACCCAGCCATGGGAGGGCGTGGTATGGTGCAACCCTCCATATGGCCGTCAAATAGGCAAATGGGTGGAGAAAGCTGCCTTGTCGGCAAAGTCTGGTGCGGTGGTAGTAATGCTGCTGCCCGCACGGACGGACACCAAGTGGTTCCACGAGTACATATATGGCAAGGCTGAGATTCGTTTTGTGAGGGGGCGGCTGAGGTTTGGCGGAGCAGCCAATCCGGCCCCGTTTCCCTCTATGGTTGTGGTATTCCGAGGGGAGGGCAAGTATGGCAAGGCGTGAGGAGCTGATGGAGGCGCTGGACGCTATCGAGACGGGGATGTGCCGCATCAAGGAGAGCCGGGACATCTGGCAGAACGAGCTGGTTTATGCCCTGTGTCAGGCGGTGCGGCTGCTGCTGACGGAGGAGATCAAGGGGGAGCGGGGATGCTGAGGATCGTCATGGACGTAGACAGACCGGTGGGACAGGCCATCGGCATCAAGGAGGCGCTGGCCATGGATTTGGAGCGCTATGGGGACGTGCGGGTGGTATCCGTGGAGGAGATCACCCCGTGGAAGCAGGAGGTGATCAAGTGTGGCTGAACTGAAACCCTGCCCGTTTTGCGGACACAAAAGCGTAGAGATACTTGCGGATGACAATGAGTACTTGTACTACCGGTTTTTTACACAGTGTCAAAAATGCGGTGCTGGTGCAAAAAGGGGACACACGGAAGAAGATGCTGCTAAAGAGTGGAACAGGAGGGCTGACAATGGCTGAATACATTGACCGTGAAGCGGCACTTATGAAACTAATGCAGGACGGGTGCAGCGCAAAAAACTTGCAATCCATCGCGGATATCCCCGCCGCTGATGTGGCCACGGTGGTACATGGGCGAAAAATTGAAGACGGAGACATAGGGTGTTTTTGGCTGTGCTCTCTGTGCGGCGAATGTTTGCCGTATGGTGCGAATTACTGCCCCAACTGCGGAGCGAAGATGGACGGAGGAGGATACTTATGAGATGTGATTTATGCCCCCTGTCATCTTACAAAAACCGGCTTGGAGTGGCTGGGGAGACAGCTGCACATCACGATAACGAGGAGGTGATAGAGCGTGGCTGAACTGAAACCGTGTCCGTGCGGTAAGCGAGGAAGCGGAGAAAGCATTGGAGGCGATGAAGGATGAGTAAGGCTGTTATGCTGAGCATCCGCCCGAAGTGGTGCGAAAAGATTATCAGCGGCGAGAAAACCATTGAGGTGCGTAAAAATCGTCCGAAACTGGAAACACCGTTTAAGTGCTATATCTACTGCACGAAGGATGCAAAAATGCAGTGGTGGACAGGCTCTCGATATTCCTATGCGGATGATCACAGCCACAACGCATTTGATAAATGCGGTAACGGGAAGGTCATCGGAGAATTTGTATGTGATTGTGTCACGCCACTGTATAACGTCTGCACGGATGATTGGAAGAGGCTGACCGGAGGACTTCACCGTATAGAAAAGGAGCTTGTCAATCAGGCGTGCCTTACAGAAGCGCAGCTCCACACATACGCAGGTAGGAAGAATTGCTTTGCGTGGCATATCTCCAACCTGGAAATCTACGATACGCCGAAGGAACTGATAGAATTTCACACTTGGAAAAAATGCAAATCATGCAGCAAAAGCGGGTACGAAAGCACAGCCTGTATCTATGATGAAAATTGCATGATTCCAGCGGCGATTACTAAAGCACCGCAAAGCTGGTGCTATGTGGAGGAAATGTGAATGAAAAAAATTACTTTTGACGCCTTGCGCCAGCTTTTGCTTTACCGGCGCATTGTGAAGTGGAACGACGACCGCATTGAACTGGACAACGGCGTAAAAATCCGCATTGAAATGACGGACTACGACTGTTGCGCTTATGCGTCCGGTGTATTTAAGAATGTGGTGCTGGATGCCGCTATCACCAGCGTTTCGGAAATAGAATGCGAAAAATGGGAGGATAGTGATACCTACGGCTGCCGCGCAAGGGTGACGATCATGCACAACATGAACCCTATTTGCGAGGCATACGCAAACGCAGACGCTGGGAACGGCGGTTATTACTACTCCATTGCATCGTTTATCGTGACGATGCCCGGTGTAGACGAGGAGGGCGCGTGCGAGTTCGCAAATAGCGAATTTTAGGTTCAGGAGTAGGACGGCGCTACTTTTGACAGGAGGATTTTGTGATGACCGAATTGAAACGCTGCCCTGAGTGCGGTGGAGTTGCAACCGTTATCCATATGTACGATACCTACGATAGAGCAGACTTTGGGTGGGATGCCGGTTGTGGGAGATATAGGGCTGGTGATGGCCTCCACACAAAGGAGATGAAAGTATCTGGGCTGCCCAGCAAAGAAAAAGCAATCGAAGCATGGAACAGGAGGGCTGACAATGGCTGAATACATTGACCGTGAAGCGGCACTTATGAAACTAATGCAGGACGGGTGCAGCGCAAAAAACTTGCAATCCATCGCGGATATCCCCGCCGCTGATGTGGCCACGGTGGTACATGGGCGAAAAATTGAAGACGGAGACATAGGGTGTTTTTGGCTGTGCTCTCTGTGCGGCGAATGTTTGCCGTATGGTGCGAATTACTGCCCCAACTGCGGAGCGAAGATGGACGGAGGAGGATACTTATGAGATGTGATTTATGCCCCCTGTCATCTTACAAAAACCGGCTTGGAGTGGCTGGGGAGACAGCTGCACATCACGATAACGAGGAGGTGATAGAGCGTGGCTGAACTGAAACCGTGTCCGTGCGGTAAGCGAGGAAGCGGAGAAAGCATTGGAGGCGATGAAGAAATGAGTAAGGCTGTCATGCTGAGCGTCCGCCCCAAGTGGTGCGAGAAGATTTGCAGAGGCGAAAAGACCATTGAGGTGCGAAAGACCCGTCCGAAGCTGGAAACGCCGTTTAAGTGTTATATCTATTGCACGCTGCCAAAATATCCGCACGAGGACTTCATCGCGACGGACTATCCAATGCCACAGTTTTACGGCGGCGGCAAGGTCGTCGGGGAGTTTACCTGCGACCGGATTTACGAGTTGGAGACCAAGGCGCACGGTGGCAGCTACTACGTCAAGAACGAAGACCAACCGACGACGAATTTTATCGCACGGCAGTCCTGCCTTGATCTCAAGGATATGCACGATTATCTGCACGCGCAAAAGGGTTACGGCTGGCACATCTCCGACCTGCGCATCTACGACGCGCCGCGCGAACTGAGCGGGTTTACCGGACTGCGCAATACGAGGTTCGGCGCAGCGCCATATGACATCAAGCGCGCGCCGCAGAGCTGGTGCTATGTGGAGGAGGGCTGACAATGGCTGACCAAATGCAGTTATATGACACATCGGAGAAACAATCAAGTAACAACACAGGTAAAGCTAAACAGAAGTGGGAAAATGGTTTCCAGAGATGGAGCAACCGGCACAGTGCAGATGGTGGTAGCTCTTTTGGGTGCTGTGGATTCGGCAGTATGTGTGACTATTGTGAGGATAATTCGTATGGACGCCCGTGTGTCAGGTCGCTGAACGCCATGATCCGCGAAAAGCGTCTGAAAATCGATTACGAAAAGACTGGTTATGAAGAAGTATGGGAGGGGATTTTTGACAATGGCTGAATACATCGAGCGCACGGAAGAACTTATGCTTGCCATGAACGCCGGGGCGAGGGCAATCGAGAACACGAAGCGATATCATAGTTCTATTTACACCAAGGATGTGTTCTCGGAGAGCCCACAGGAAATCCCATACTTGCAGGCCGCCAAGGTGTTGCGGGAAGTAAGTGATGCTCCCGCCGCTGACGTGGCCCCGGTGGTGCATGCGCGGTGGATTTCGTGGGAAGAAGCAGGAAACTTTGTTCCCTCACCAGACAGGCACGAGTGCTCTGTTTGCCACGATGCGGCGCAAGTGCTTGTGAATGGGTTTGAATTGTTGTCGGATTACTGCCCCAACTGCGGCGCGAAGATGGACGGAGGTGACGGCGATGCGGCTGATTGATGTGGATGAGCTCCCAAAACTGTTAGATGCCGAATATAAACAAACGATGAAACTGATATTGGAAGGGGAAAAGCACCTTGACAATTTAGCAGAGGGGTTTGCGGAGGCCATCCACATAGCGAAATATATTGCCCCCACCGTTGACGCTGTGCCCGTGGTGCGGTGTAAGGATTGCAAGCATTACAAGCCAGAGGAATACGAATTCGGATGCGTTTTCGCCGGAGGATTATCGTATGTAAAAGCTGACGATTATTGCAGCTACGGAGAACGGCAGGACGGAGGTGACGAGGATGGCTAAGCCCAGTGCGTTTTTGCAACGGATGGAGGCCAAGCACCGGCAGAACATGGAACTTCAGCGGCTTTTTACCATCCAGCAGTGCGAGGACATGATGCTGATCACGCTGGGGCAGGACTTCGGCTTCGGCCCCAAGCGGGCCATGGAGGCGCTGGATGCCTTCCGGGAGACCTTCCGGGCCTTTGCCCAGCTTTGCGTGGATGACGCAGGTGGGGATCAGGAGATCGCCTATACCAAGGAAAGCATCGACCGGGAGCTGCGGCGCATCATGGGAGAGGGCTTCCGCCCGTGGGAGGAGCGGTACCCGCCGGAGGTATTTAAGTAAGCAAAAGAGAGAGGGCAGCCGATGGCGAATAAAGACGCAATGCTGGAAGCCTTGGAGGAAATCGAGAACGGTATGTGCCGCATTAAGGAGCGACGGAGCATTTGGCAGAATAGCCTTGTATATGCACTCTGCCAAGCTGTGCGGCTGCTTCTGATGGACAAGATCAAGGAGGGACGGAAATGAGAATTGACGGCAAAACCCTGCCCAACAACCCAATGAAAGCGTACCAGCAGGGAAAGCTGATAGGGACAAAGCAGAATATGGATTTGGTATCCGAAGTGATGCTTACAAAGTTTGGATTCCATGTGCTGGAGGAAACGCCGGACAGCCACGACACCATGAGCATTGAGTATCTGCAAAAGTGCCTTGTGAAGCTGGTGAATGCAAAGAACAGCGGCTATGTGACCAAGAAAGACATTGCGGACGCTCTGCGGATCGACTACAAACTAATCAACAACGCAGAGTGAGGAGGCGGGCATGAGTCGAAAACAAAAACTGCCGTATGATGTGCGGCTTGAGTGCATCGCCTATGTCAGAGGTTATCCCCGGAGAGTACAGGCATACAACGATGCGCGGAGCGAGATACTGAGCGGCGGAAGCAGTGCAACGGAGGGAATGCCCCGCTCTCCAGGCATTGGTAGGCCGTCCGAAAGCAAGGCGGAGCAGCTTGCCGCCATAGAAAACTGGCCGGAAACCAAGAAAATGCGGGCTGTAGAATACGCCATAGACCGCTGCGGGCGGGATTTGGAGAGTGAGAGCATCCGCAAGCAGCTTGCACAGGGCATTATGCGCAACTGTCAGGGAAAGCATAAGTTTTCCCGCAACAAGATTATCGTGCCGGGGATAAGCGAGCGGACATTCAGCAGGAGAAAAGAGCAGTTTTTGCTTGACATAGCCATATATTGTGGTTTTGCAGAGAAAGTTGGCACAAATTCCACTTAATGATGTGCTACAATAGGTACAGTGGATGATAAGGCATAGCCATCCACGCGTCTTTCCACTCAACCCGTTTCCTCCATCTTATGCGCCGCCGGTATTGGGCGCACCTTCTGGCACCGAAAGGTCATGCCGGCACAAACAGCCTGTAGGGAAACCTATAGGCTGTTGTTATATGCCGTGCGCTCGTTGCACCCCACGATCAGGGGCGGGAGGTCGCACCTCCCACACGGCACCTATATATGCAGGCGTAGCTCAGTCGGTAGAGCTTTATCGCACGAAGGGATATGCGATTGAATGCCATTGGTCGCTGGTTCGAGTCCAGCCGTCTGCACCAAGACCCAAAGCTGACAGCGTACAGGGGCTCAAAGCAGGGAAGCCATTACCGGCAGGATGCGTCCAGATTTGTCCCGTCAGCAGGGCGTGGCTCCGCGAAGGGCCGTTCGATTTGCCGCGTTGAATCGAGCGTTACTTAGAACGCGGAGGAGGCTCCGTGACGAATCCGTAAACGCGGGATACAGGGGCGAATGTTCCAAGGCTGGCGAGGCGGTCTCCAAAACCGCTTGGGTGGGTTCGATTCCCAACCGTCCCTGCCAGTGGCCGGGTAGCGCCCGGACAATGTGAGACCGTTCGTCGTGGCTCACATGGAAATGACAATGCTCGCTGAAAACTGCGCGTGAGGATGCGTCCTCCTTGCCATGACCGAACAGCGGCGCTTGAGATGCTTGCGGGGCCTCAAGCGGGCATGAGCGTGTGACAATCTAAGCGGGAAGACGGCCAATATGCGGCATAGGTGCCCCGTAAGGGGAGACCACAGCGAGTGACGGGGACTTTCCCCGAAGCGCTAAAGCAGGGCAGGACTGCAATGCCGTACCAACCGCACAAGCGGGCGAGGAAGCGCGAGAAGTTAAGTACACACAAGCTGTGGCCACAGCGGCGGACATTTAATCCGCAAAAACAGTGTGCGGCTGATGAAAAGGCGCGGCGCGGTGTGGTGCCGAAATAACTGTGTAACCCATGTTTGAGAGCTTCCAGAAGGCCGCATGGGCGGGGAAAGACTGTTACTGTAGCCAAGGGGTGGGGGCTGGTGACAAACAAGGAGGAGAGAAACTGTGGAGATCATCAAACCCGGGAAAGTCAGGAAGATAAAACTGAAATGCAACGAATGTGGATGCGAATTTACCTGCCATTTGGGAGAACTGATACACAGATACGGATCTGTGTGGGCCAAATGCCCGCAGGAAGGATGCCATAAAAGCGTAGAGGTGCCAAACGGAATCCCCGAGTACATCGAGCCTGCAAACCATACTGCCATTGGAACGATCACTATGGTGCTGTCAGGGGCAACCGTTACAGAAGAGCCTGTAGGCGATGAGCGGTATATCACAAGGGTGACGAATGTATCGAAGGAAGCTGCAGAGCATATCAAAGCACTGGGCGCAGATACCAGCATCTCCCTGATGATTGATGGCAAATACCCGGAGCGCTTCTACATGGGAAATACCGGGATGCTTATCGCCTACAAGGCCCACGATGGAAAACTCTACGAATAGGAGTGACACATGTAATGGCAACAAAGAAACCTACCGCCATCGCAAAAGCAAAGGATAACCGACCAGAGACCGGCAGAGGCGGCAAAAGAAACTTTCCTTCCTGCCTCCCTGACCTCAGCAGCGATGAAGATAGAGCCCTTGTATCTCGCCTCCTTACAGAAGCCCTTGTAGAATACAGACAGCCAAAGGTAAAGAGTGACGAAGAACTCACGGAGAGAATAAACGACTATTATTCCCGGTGCGCTGAGACAGGACAGACCCCAACAGTAGAGGAACTATACCTGTCAACAGGCTACGCAATTAGCACGGTTAAGGACTGGGAATACGGGAGACGCAAGGGATTTAGCCCCGAAACAGCGGCCATAATTAAAAAAGCTAAGGGTTTTATGCAGACTTTTGACGCAAAACTTGTGGTTTCCGGGAAGCTGAATTTCCTTGCATATTGCTTCCGTGCGAAGAACTATTATGGCATGGTAGACAAGCAGGAAATGGTGTTGACGCCGAATCAGCCGCAGATTGAGGGGCTGACCCCTGAGCAGCTCCAGCGCAAGTACATTGAAGCCAGCGACTTTGAGGCAAAATAAGCCAAAACCGAGCGACTTTTGGGCGACTTTCCGTGAGCGGATGGTGTGGCGGCAGGGAAAATCCCGCCTTTATACACGGAATTTTGTAAACGACTATGATTTTGAGGTAAAGCGAGCGACTTTCGTAGCGACTTTGCCGCAGACACTGGCGACTTTCGTAGCGACTTTTGCACAGAAGCGAACGACTATGCCAGAGACTTTTGCAACTTTCCCGGCAACTATGACAGCGACTTTGGCAGAGAGGCGCGCCACCACCAGAAGCCACGGCCAGCATGGAGGGGCCAGCCACCCCGCCAAGGGCACAGGGGCGGCGCACGATGGCGGCAAGCTGGCAGCACACCGCAAAGCGGCAATGTACGGCGGAGGGTGCAACGCCACGCCACAAGGCCATAAACAAGGCGTATAGCACACGCAGAACGGCAGCAATATAGGGATAGCACCCAGAATTAAAACGCCTTACAGGTGCGTTAAAATGGCAAATAAGGCATATGACAGAAAAGCCCCCGGAATACACCGAGAGCAAATTGAAACCCCGCACAGCTTGCGCCATGCGGGGCGGTGGTCATTTCTGGAGTTTGGCCAGGTCGAAAAGCAGAAGAATAGGCTGCAACAGGATATACAACAGGATCACGGGCGGCACCTCCTTACATGGCGATTGTAGCACGGCTGGCCGTGTGCGTCAACTGGCAATGCGGTACGGGATGCCGTTGACGATGCGGGCGTACTCCCGCCCGTTGATGCTGCCGGAGGTGCGGCGGTCCTCGCTGATCCACCAGATAACGTCAGGGTCATATGCCCAGTCGATCCAGTACTCGGCCCCCCGGTATACGATGTGTGCACCGCTGTGCCTCATGTAGTCGATGTTGCGGATAATGTGCTCAACGGTGATCCGCTGCGGTAATATGCGCGTCATGGTGTCGTCCTCCTCATGCAAACGTAAATCTGCGGGTTGTTGTTGTCTTGGTGTAGCGGGCTGCCACCTCCGGCATATCTCGCTTGATGGCGGCTGTGTCTACCCTGGAGGATGTAACCGTCTTATAGGTGGCCTTGTGTTCTGACCCCGCCAGGGATTCAACCCCGGCGGCGGTCATGCGCTCTTTGAGTTGGTCTTTGAGGCTTTCCACCATTGCGGCGGCTTCTTCCTGCATCCGGATATACTCTGCAAGCTCTCTCATAATGCTATCAATGTTCATAGTGCAACCCCCTTATATTTCCATCCTTGCAAACTCTTTCATCTCTGCGGCGAGGTCTTCCGGGCTATTTGCCCATCTGCTGACCCATTCCGGGAAATGGTGAGAAAGATAGCTTTCGAGGTTGTCAAGGTTGTCCGGCTTGGTGGCTATGAGCTTTATAGCCCCTACAAAATCCGCCGCCGCTTTCGCTACTCTCTCAGGCGTATAAAGCACCTTGCAGGACTTTCCACCGGGGCAAATAAACTCTCGATCTTTTCCGGCGTGTTCGCAATGGCTCACGCAATTCTTGCAATTATCATACTTAACCATGATATAACCCCCTTAAAACAAAATAAACAGATTAGAGCAACGCCCAATAATAGCGTATAACTGCCCGGTTTCGGTATCTTCGACTAATCCGCCGTTAATACCATAAACGCCCGTAGAATAGCCCACTTTTTCAAGCCTGCGCAGCGTGTAAATATATTCGCTCGGCTTGTTGGTGTAATCCTCAGCCACCCCGAGCCGCACCAGGTCGCGCAGCTCTTTCAATTTATACTTCCTCATTGCGCACCTCCTGCCGGGCGGCCCGGATAGCTCCATACATCCGGCGGAAAGCCTGATGCAATGCCCTGGCCTGCACATCGAGCCACTCTTCCCGGCTGTTCGGCCTGCGGTCGCCGTTGCGGGTCTTTTTGAGCTCGGACGGGGTGCAGAGCGCGGCGGCTATGTCTCCATCATACACAAGGGCCGAGCCGCCCCAGCTGTAATCACTCCAGTCCCGCGCACCGTTCAGCGCTGCGGCCTCGGCGGTGGCCCATGTTGCGAGATCGTCGGCGGAGATATAACCGTCTTTGTAGTAGTCCGCGATCTGCTGGAGCATGTCCACGGCGTACTTAGTCACGCCCCGGCTCCATGCGCTGCGGTCCTTGCGCTGTTCCAGTGTCTGCTTTGCCTTTGCAAGTACTGATGTATAATCCATTGTATTACCTCCCGGCCCTATGGCCTTATCTCTTGCCAACGGCTGCCGGATGTGGTATACTCTCCGTGCTGGGCCGCTGGTCTGGTGTGGGGGCGTTCCCGGGTTGCTTTGGTAGGCTGCCGGGTGCGCCCTCGTCTTATATGTGCCTATTGTATCATTGTTGTATTTACCTGTCAAGTGTTTTTGCAAAAGATTATCATGATTATTTGCAACAACACGGGTTTGCTACAAGCGCAACGCCGGGCCGGTCTCCGGCGGAGATAGCCGGGGGGTGGGGGATATGCGGCGCAAGCCGGGGCGTGGGTGAACCGCGAATGGCGAACGCGAAACAAAAGGCGAGTTAAAAAATTCCGCAAAAAACAAAAAGGGCAACATTGCAAAAACCTGTTGACATTTGCATTTACCTATGATATGGTAAGTGCAAAGGAGGGAACGCAATGAGAACCTTTAAGAATGCGATTGGCTACATTAGGGTGTCTACCGCTGAGCAAGCGGGGGACGGGAAATACGGAGTTGATGCGCAGAAGCAGGCCATTTTGGTGTACGCAAACGACAACGGTTACAACATTGTGGACTGGAAGATGGACACAGAGAGCGGGGCGAAGGATGACCGGCCGGGGCTGAACGACATTTTGTTTGGTGATGTATCGAATCCTCCGTATGAAGCAGTCATAATCTTTAAGAACGACCGAATTGCAAGAGACACGAAGCTTTACTTTTACTACCTGTACACGCTTGAGAAGAAGAACATTAAGCTGCTAAGTACACAGGAGAAGTTTCAAGACGGCGATGAACTGGCGAACATTTATCGTGCGCTGCTCCAGTTCGTGGCAGAGCAAGAGAGAAAGAACATTGCCCTGCGAACAGGGCGCGGAAGAAGCATGAAAGCATCCTGCGGCGGATATAGCGGCGGGCGTTGCCCTTACGGATATAAGGTAGAAAATGGCAGATTGATTGTAAACGAATCGGAAAGACCGATTGTCGAGTATGTTTTCAAGAGAATTGACGAGCATGCCCCCATGCTTACCGTTGCCGATGAGCTTAACGAGTTGGGATACCGCACACGGAAAGGAACAAGATTCCAGAATACAAGCGTCCGAAGCATTGTTAATAACCGTCCTCTTTATGAGGGTATGTATAAATACGGTGACATGAGCTGGGTAAAAGGCGTTCATGAGCCTATTTTGCACCCCGAAGAAAGGGGGCGAGTTGGATGAAGGTTGGGTTTATTCGCGTCTCCACAGAAGATCAGAACACAATTCGGCAAGAAATCCTAATGAAGCAGCTTGGAGTGAGCCGCAATACCTTTTACCGCCGGATGTGGGACTACGAGGATTCCGCAGGGATTCCGAGACGGCGTTGATGAATAGAGGGAGGAAAGAGAAATGAAAAAATCGAATCCGGCCAAGCAGAAGAAAATGATAATCGTATTAGCCATTCTGCTAATCATTACCCTTGCTGTTGCATACAGCAACAAAGATGAGAGCCCTGACGCAGCGGGAGATTTCGATGTACAAGGCAGTGAATCTGCGGAAGAACTGTCGGACATTGCAAGTGATGGGATTGCAGAAAGGCTTGTTTCTTTCGGAATGACAGAAGATGAGGCACAGGCCGGCAGAGATATTCTGCGTATGTGTGGGGTGGACTCCATTTCCGGATGTGAGCCAACAGACGCATCGGCATCGGTCGATGGACTTGTTGCATTCCGTGAAGTGGTGGACAAGGACAGAGTGTTCTGGTTCACGGTAGACCACCGGGAGATTATTTATGTATCCCTGAATGGAACGGACCTATATGACAAAGACAAGGGTGGGTTTTTGATGAAGATAGACGATGTACATGTGCCAGAATCTTCTGTGCCATACAATGTTTATCGACAGTTGCAAGACATGACAGAGACTGTCCTTGACCGATACTTTGTAAACGCCAAATACTATGACGGCTGGGGAATTGGCCGTGCGGATGAAAAATACATGGTGCAGTGCGAGGTATATGCGTCAAACGCGCTCAAGATGAAATCTTGGGTTCCGGCAAAGGTCTGGTATGAAGATCAAGGAAATGGCGAATTTGTTGTTACTGGCGTACAGATTGATGGCACACAGTACGAAGTGAAGCCGTAAGGGATCCGCAAAAACCAAATAGAATGGACTACCGATTATTCGGCAGTCCATTTTTTATTGCAGGAGGGCGAATGGATTATCGGAAGATTGCGGAAAGCATCAAAAACCGCATAGAGAAAACGCATGACCGGGAAGCCTACAAGGATTTGCTGGCGTTGTGCATTGGGTACGAAGCGGAAGATTTTGCTGCGGCGCACCAGTTAAATTCCGAAGTCCGAAAGATGACCTCCGAGGCACTTCGTAACGGAAACCCAAAAGATGCGGAGTATTTCTACACGCTGCATAAGCAAGCTATGCTGTTTGACGCACCGCATGATTTCGATACCTTCCTGCTGTATGTGGAGATGGACAGAAAACCGGAGAAACGGTTCTATGCTCCCCGGAGACGGTATCTAAGACCTATTGTGCAGGGGTATCAAGATGTGCTTGACGGCAAGTTAAGGCTGCTGACCATTTCTCTGCCGAAAAGAGCCGGGAAAAGCCAGCTCGGAATCAATTTCATCAACATGATTTCCGGCAGAAACCCGGATAAATCGTCCCTTATGGAAGGCACGGGCGATGACCTTGTGCGGAGCTTCTACAACGGCTGTCTGGAGTATCTGCAAACGCCCAACGAGTATTTGTTCTACGATGTGTTTCCGGATGCTCCCTTGGTGCAGACCAACGCAGACACGAAAATCATCAATCTGCGTTCAAAATCTCGATTCCCTACGGTCATGTGCCGGTCGATTGACGCGCGGCAAGTGGGTTTGTCGGAGGCAACCAATGTCCTGTACTTGGATGACTGCGTGGAGGGCAGAGAGGAAGCGAAAAACCGTCAACGGCTGGATGATAAGTGGGAAGTAATTTCCGGCGATATTTTAGGTCGTGCCATTGAGGGTACGCCTATTGTGGCCACCGGGACGAGATATTCCCTGTATGACCCCATAGGGCATTTACAGGAAGAAGCACAAAAAGGCGGCTGGACATGGAAAGCCATTGAAATCCCCGCCCTTGACCTGATTACAGACGAAAGCAATTATGAGTATGAGCGGGAGGGGAAAAAAGTTTTTACCACCGCTTATTTCCGTGAGCAGAGAGAGCTTCTGAGTGCGGAACAGTTTGAAAGCGAATTTCAGCAGCAGCCTTTTGAAGCAAAGGGGCTGCTTTTCAATAAGTCGGAGCTGAACTATTTCTTTGAACTGCCGGTAGATCGTGACCCGGATGCAATCATTGCCGTGGCAGACACCGCAGAAAGCGGGAAAGACAGCACGGCCATGCCTGTTGCGGCTTTATACGGAGAGGAAGTCTACATCGTGGATGTGGTGTACGATGATTCTCCCGCAGAGGTCACAAAGCCGGAATGCGCAAAGTGCCTGATTGATAACAAAGTGGGCGATGCGCTGTTTGAATCCAACAACGCAGGTATGTATTTCGCAAGAGATGTTGCGGAGCTTGTGAAAAACGCAGGATTCAACACCAGCATACGGACAAAAAGGACGATTTCCAACAAGCAGACAAGAATTGAGTTTGCATCAGACGGAATCAAGAAACATTTCTACTTCAAGCATCCGTCCACATACAAGCGAGGGTGTCAATACTGGGGATTCATGCAGGAAGTGACCACCTATGTCAGAAGCGGAAAGGTGGCACACGATGACGCTCCCGATTCTCTATCGCTGCTGGAAAACGAGATCAGAAACCGTATCAGCGGCAAGATTGAAATATTCAAAAGACCGTTCTAAGAGGTGATGATATTGAGACAGATGTTTGGTAGAAAGGTCATTTATTCCGATGTTACCGAGGTAAACGAGGGCAATATTGCAAATATTTTGCAAAAGGCAATGGTTATCCACACCGCAAACCGGGCAGACATGGAATATTTATACAGGTACTATAAAGGCGATCAGCCTATCCTTGCGAGAGTAAAGGATGTACGCCCGGAGATCAACAACAAGATTGTCGAAAACCGGGCAAACGAGATCGTGTCCTTCAAGGTCGGCTACTTGATGGGAGAGCCTGTACAGTATGTCAGCAGGATAGCCGATGAAAAAGCGGCTGAAATGGTGACAAAACTGAACGATTATGTTTTGTCCGAGGACAAACCGGCAAAGGATAAGGAACTGGCAGACTGGTTCCACATCTGCGGAACGGCTTATCGCATGGTCATGCCGGACACACCGGAAGATGAAGATGAAGCCCCGTTTGAGATTTATACCCTTGACCCCCGGTTTTGCTTTGTGGTGTATTCCGTGCAGCTGGGAAATCCTCCCCTTATGGCGGTCAAGTATGTCAAAATGGAAGATGGGACAGTCGTTTTCAGCTGTTACACAAAAGACCACTTCTACGAGGTGACCGACACATGGAAAATCACCAGAAGTGAGCCGCAGATTTTGGGAATCCCCATCATCGAGTACCCGGCAAACCGGGCAAGACTTGGCGCATTTGAAATCGTACTGAATCTGCTGGATGCAATCAACAATGTGGAATCCAATCGCATGGATGGCGTGGAGCAGTTCGTGCAGTCCTTGCTTCTGTTCCATAATGTGCGTATTTCCGAAGAACAATATTCTGCACTGCGGCAGGATGGAGCGATTCAGTTTGAGGATATTGACCCGCAGAAGAAAGCGGAGATCAAGAACCTTGTCACGGAGTTGAACCAGACGCAGACACAGACTCTTGCGGACAATCTGTATAACACGGTGCTGACCATCTGCGGGATGCCCAACAGAAACGGCGGTTCTTCCACCTCTGACACCGGGTCTGCGGTCATTATGCGTGACGGCTGGTCTGCGGCAGAAGCAAGGGCAAAAGATTCCGAGCTGGTATTCAAGCGTTCCGAAAAAGAGTTTCTGAAAGTGCTTTTGCGGATTTGCAATGACTTGAGCGACTTGTCTTTGAAACTGTCCGCAATCGAAATCAGATTTACCCGGCGGAATTATGAGAACATTTCCGAAAAGGCAAATGTGCTGGTTACCATGCTGGGCAACGGTAAAATTGCGCCGCAGCTTGCGTTTACGCATTGCGGCCTTTTCAGCGACCCGCAGCTTGCGTACAAGATGAGCATGGAATATCTGGAGGAAAACGGAGGAAACAATGGAATTAACGATGGAGATGGTGCGGACGATCAACGAAATCCTCAAGAACCGCAATCAAGCGGAGGTGAAAGTGGAGAACGGGAAGATCGTGGTGCTTGAAGTACGAAGAAAGAAGAAATACTGAGTGGGTCTTGCAAGGGCTTGACCGACAGCCGAGGGGCTATCCGAAAGGGTAGCCCCTTTTATTTTTTGATTTAACCGCCGAAAGGCGATAAATGGTCAGTGACGACCTTAAAACGCAAACGGGAGACAACCCGAAAAAACAGAAAATAGTGCTGAGTGAACAGCCTTGTTAAACGCAGGAGGTAATCAAAATGGCAAAAATCGACACCAATCAGATCAAGGGCTATGCGGAAATGTCTTTGGAGGACAAGCTGAAAGCATTGGAAGCGTTTGAGTATAACGACAATGCATCCGAGCTTGAAAAGCAGAAGGCGGCTGTTTCTAAGGCAAATTCCGAGGCCGCAGAGTGGAAAAGGAAACACAATGCCCTGCTGAGCGAGGACGAACAGAAGAAGCAGAAGCAGGAGGAGGACATTGCCGCCATGCAGAAGGAACTTGACGAACTGCGCCGAGACAAGACCGTTTCGCAGTTCACAGCCAAGTTTATTGCACAGGGCTATGACGAAAAGCTTGCGGCCGAAACCGCAAAGGCGATGGCTGACGGAAACACTGATAAGGTGTTTGCCAACCAGCAGGCGTTTCTTGAGGCTTATGCAAAGCAGGTAAAGGCCAGCGCAATGCAAGGCACGCCCAAGCCCGCTGCGGGCGCAGGGGCGAATGGTGCAGACTTTTCCAAGAAAGCTGCCGAAGCGCAGAACGCCGGCAATTTTGCGGAGGCGGCGTACTATACCCGCCTGATGAATCAGGACAACAACACACAGTAAAGGAGAATGAATTAAAATGGCAGATACTTTTGCTACCAGCTTCGGAGTGCTGAATTACTCCGGTATGCTTTTTAACAAGGGCAACATCCGTACCCCCCTTTCTTCCATTATCGGAAGCCGTGCAAAGACCACCAATCATGTGGAGTTTGTCACTGGTCAGGAATACAGCTCCGCTGGCGGCGCACAGCCCGCTATCAGCGAGACTGCGTCCCTGACTGCCCCTGACGCTACCGTGGTGACCCGTACCCAGAAAACCAATGTTACGCAGATTTTTCAGGAGACCGTGGGCGTTTCCTACGCCAAGATGTCCAACATGGGAACCCTGTCCGGTGTGAATATCGAGAATCAGCAGGCAAACCCCATCAATGAACTGGATTTTCAGGTTGGCGCAAAGCTTCAGAAAATTGCCCGTGACATGGAGTTTACCTTCATTCAGGGCGCATACAACAAGGCCACGGACGATTCCAAGATCAACAAGACCCGTGGTCTGACCACCGCTATTACCACCAATGTGACTGCAATGGGGTCTAAGCCTCTGGGCCTGTGGGATGTGGCCGACATGGTGAAGAAGATTTACGGTGCAAACGCTCCCACCAACGGTCTGGCACTGTGGTGCGATGCTGTGACCATGTTCCAGATCAATGCGGATGCCGTGCAGAACGGTCTTACCGTAGTTCCTGTTGCTCGCGAGATCAACGGCATTGCGCTGTCCAGCGTAATCACCCCTCTGGGCGTTGTTTATCTGTATCTGGGTGAGTGCCTGCCCGCTGGCACCGCACTGTTGCTGAATCTGGATGTTATCGCCCCCGTGTACCAGCCTGTCCCCGGCAAGGGCAATTTCTTCCTGGAGCAGCTGTCCAAGACCGGCGCTGGCGAGAAGTACCAGCTGTTCGGGCAGGTCGGCCTTGACCACGGTCCCGAATGGTATCATGGCAAGTTCACAGGGATTTCTACCGATTTCACCGCGCCCACCTACAGCCGCAGCGTGTTTATTGCCAATGACGCAAGCAATCCTGTAAACACCAAGGCTGTGACCGGCTGATAAGGGAGGGCGGGAAGTATGACCGAAGCTGAAAAGACCGAGCTTCTAGCTACTATGACAGACCAGCAAGGAAGCGTGCTTTCCGCCTACCTTGCTATTGCTGGGGATAAAGTGCTGCGCAAACTATACCCGTTTGACGACACGATTAAAGAAGTCCCCGAACGGTATCACATGACACAGGTGGAGGTTGCAGCATATCTGCTGAACAAGCGCGGAGCAGAGGGCGAAACAGCGCACAGCGAGAATGGCATTTCCCGCTCCTATGAGGATGGAGATGTTCCATCCTCCCTCTTGCGTGACATTGTCCCTTATGCGGGGGTGGTGCGATGAGGTGCATGGATCGGAACAAATCCGAGTGCTGGTATCTCCTGTATGACGGGAAAACTATGAATGTGTCCGATGATGGATATGAAACCGGGCAAATGTCCGTGAAATACAAGGACGCAGTGAAAATGCTGGCGAATATCTCCCCTGCATCCGGTGCGGCGCAGGTGGAGCAGTTCGGACAATTTGTGTCTTATGACAAGGTTATTGTCACGGATGACATGAGCTGCCCTATCAGCGAGGATACCGTTCTGTTTGTAGACAAGGAGCCGGAGTATGACGGCGAAAAGCCTCTGTATGACTACGTCGTAAAGCGAGTGGCCAAGTCGCTCAATTCCATTTCCATTGCCATAAGCAAGGTGAATGTATCGTGAAGCATAAGGTTGTTACCACCCTTTCTCCAACCGGCGTGCAGCAGATGATCGATTCCGTTCAGGAATACAGAGAATGGCTAAAAACCGGCTGTACGCTGCTGCTGGAACGTCTTGCACAAGAGGGCTATGAGGTGGCAAGAGCAGGTTTTTCGGATGCCACATATGACGGCACAAACGATGTGACCGTGTCTGTCGAAGATCGAGGGAAAATAAAGGCCGTTGTCGCCGTTGGCGGCACGGTCTTATTTATTGAGTTCGGCACCGGAATAACTTACCCAGATAATCACCCGGAAGCAAGTGATCTTGGTATGGTGCGTGGCATGTATGGGAATGGACACGGAAAACAAACCACATGGGGCTATTACGGAGACCCCGGAACAAACGGAACAGTTGCAGGAGAGAGAGCAAAGGGAACGCTTGTTCTTACACACGGCAACCCCGCAAATATGCCCATGTATAACGCCGTAAAAGAATTGGAGTTACGGCTTGGCGCACTCGTAAAGGAGGTGTTCCGATGATTGATGTGGAACGGATGATTTTTACCCCGATTGCAGAATCCCTACGGAAGAAATTCAAGGGGGTAGCTGTTTCCGGGGCGTATGTAAAATCTCCTCCTGACTTTCCGTATGCAAGCATTGTGGAACAGGACAATTATACAACCACGATCAATCAGGACAGCTCCGACACAGAGCGTTTTGCGACCGTCATGTATGAGGTCAATGTCTACTCCAACAAAGCCGGAGAAAGCAAAGCGGAATGCCGCAGCATCCTGTCAGAAATCGACAAAATGCTGTATGCAATGAATTTCACACGCATTTCCATGACACCCGTCCCGAACATGGATGATGCGTCCATTTATCGCTTAGTAGCGCGATACCGAGCTGAAACGGACGGAAACACACTTTTTAGGAGGTAAATTATGGCAATCAGTACCTACAAATGTTTTCTGATGCAGAAGGGGTCTACCGGAAACACATGGACGAAGTTGGTGGACATTAAGGAGTTCCCTGACCTTGGCGGTGATCCTGAAATGCTGGAAACCACCACCCTGTCTGACAAGATGCAGACCTACATCGCCGGTATTCAGTCTATGGACGGCCTGAGTTTCACGGCGAACTACACGCTGGCCGATTACAAGGCCCTGAAAGCGAAAGAGGGCACAGAAGCGGATTATGCCGTCTGGTTTGGCGGCACGGAGACCGGCGGTTCTGTTACCCCCACCGGCTCTGACGGCAAGTTCTCCTTCAAGGGGCAGCTTTCCGTGTATCCCACCGGCGGCGGCGTAAACGAAGTAGTGGGCATGAATATCACCATCGCACCCACCTCTGTCATCACTTTGGATGACAACGAGTAAGGAGGAATTATGGCAAAGACAATGACCATCGAGCACAACGATGTGAAGTATGTGCTGGAGTATACCAGAAAGTCCGTGGAGATGATGGAGCGGCAGGGCTTCGAGATCGAGGAACTACAGCGAAAGCCCATGACCTATCTGCCCGCCCTGTTCGCCGGTGCTTTTCTGGCGCATCACCGCTATGTAAAGCGTGACGTGATCGACAAGATTTATGCACAGCTGCCTAACAAGGGCGATATGCTGGGCAAACTGGTGGAGATGTATAGCGAGCCTATTGTTGCGCTTATGGATGATCCCGAAGCCGAGGGAAACGCCAGCTGGACGGTGGACTGGTAAGCGAACCGCCGCCCGGTAAAGAGGGGGGCAATACCCCCCTCTACGCTTACACGGAAAAGTTCTATGAGGTTTTCCCTTATTACCTTGCAATAGGTATGACCTACGAACAGTTCTGGGAAATGGATTGTGAGTTGGTCAGGTATTATCGCAAGGCGGCGAAAATCAAGCAGGACTTGGATAACCAGCAAGCATGGTTACAGGGTGCGTATTTCTATGAAGCCTTGGCGGATGTTTCGCCTATTCTTCATGCGTTCGCAAAGAAGGGTGCAAAGCCTATTCCGTATCGAGATTCCCCCTATCCTGTTGGCGTGAATGACAAATCACCCGATAAAGCGGAGAAAGAGAAGAAAAACGATAACCGTGCAAAGGCAGTTATGGAAATGTTTATGATTGCCAACAATAAGAAGTTCGAGCCGGGAGGTGAAAAGCATGGACAATCTTGAAATCCAAGGGCTTGAGTTCCAAATCAAGGAGAACAGCGATAGTGCCGTTGCGTCTTTAGGACGTCTTGAAAAAGCACTTTCTTCCCTGAAAACGGCCACCTCCGGCGGAGCGTCCGGCCTCAGCGGAGCGTCGAAACAGGTGGATTCCTTTAACAAGTCTCTGAATAACATTGAGAAAACATCAAGGTCTGGTAAGCTTGGAGGTTTTTTCCAGTCGTTGAAAACAACCGGAGTACTGGTTGGAATCAGGATGCTCCGCTCTGAACTGTCAAAAGCTATCACCGAATCAAATGATTATCAGGAGGACCTAAACCTTTTCACCGCATCAATGGGGCAATACGCAAAAGAAGCCCAAGAGTACGCTGAAAACGTCGGAGAAGTGATGGGCATTGACCCCGCCAAGTGGATGCGAAATCAGGGCGTGTTCAATACCTTATTGACTGGTTTCGGGTCTGTCTCCGACCGTGCCTACTTGATGAGCAAGAACCTTACCCAGCTTGGCTATGACATTTCCTCGTTCTTCAACATCTCCGTTGAGGACGCTATGCAAAAGCTGCAATCTGGTATTTCTGGCGAATTGGAGCCGTTGCGTAGATTGGGCTATGACTTGTCGCAAGCCAAACTGGAACAAACCGCCTTGACGCTGGGAATCGAAAAGTCTGTTTCTGCCATGACGCAAGCGGAAAAGGCGGAGCTTCGATACTACGCCATTATGACACAGGTAACAACGGCGCAGGGTGACATGGCTCGTTCGCTGGATGCCCCAGCAAACCAGCTCCGTATTTTCCAAGCGCAGTTGACACAGGCATCAAGAGCAATCGGTAATATTTTTATTCCTATTCTTCAAAAGATATTACCCATTGCAATTGCCGTCCTTCGTATTGTACGCGAGCTGGCGGATGCTATTGCAAAACTGTTTCACTTCAAGCTCACGGAGATTGATTATTCCGGCGTTGGGAATCTCGCCAGCGGCGCAGAAGATGCCGCTGCGGGCTTTGACGATGCAACAAGCGCAGCAAAAGAACTGAAAAAGTCCGTTATGGGCTTTGATGAGCTTAACATTCTAAACGGCAACACTTCGTCTGGATCGGGTTCTTCCGGTGCGTCCAGCGGCGGCGGGTTTGACTTCGAGCTTCCGGAATATGACTTCCTTGGCGATGCAGTAAGCAAGCAGATTGATGAAGTCACGCAGAAGCTCAAAAACGCACTCCCGTGGGTTCTCGCTATCGGCGCTGGCCTTTCTGCATGGAGAATTGGGAAAAAATTTGGTTTTAATTTGCAAAAAACCATTGGACTTGCTGTGGGCATTTATGGTGCGCTTACGCTTGTACAGAACATTTTAGATTCGATCGTAAACGGTGTAACGCAAGAAAACATGGCCGGGATGATTTTCGGCATGACGCTTGCCGTGACAGGACTGTATGTTGCTCTTGGGCCGGTGGCTGGAGGAATTACAGCCATCGTTTCCGGGCTTGCTGTTTTGGCCGTTGCGTTTACTGATGCGGAGAAAAACGGATGGAATTTCCAGAACCAAATGCTTGCTATTGCAGGGATTCTTGCGGCAGGTGTCGGGATCGGTATACTGATTGGGTCTTGGATTCCTTTGCTAATTGGGATGATTGCATCCCTGCTTCTTAGCATTACTACGGCGACCGGGCACGGGCAGGAACTTATCGAAGGAGTCAAAGAAACGCTAAAGGGATTTATTGATTTCTTTGCGGGAATTTTTACTGGAGATATAGAAAGAGCTACGAATGGAATCGCTGGAATCTTTAACGGTCTTGGGAAAGCGATTGGTGCTGTAATTGACGGTATAAGAGATTGGTTTAACGGATTGTTGGATTGGATTGACCAGAAAACAAACGGAAAGTTGAAGCCGCTTATTACCGGAATCAAAGCTATTGTAACCTCCGTTTTTGGCAACATAAAGCAGACCGTCGGGAATGTAATCGGAGACATTAAGATGATTTTCTCCGGTCTTATCAAGTTTATTTCTGGCGTTTTCTCTATGGATTTTGACAAGGCGTGGGAAGGAATTAAGGACATTTTCAAGGGTGTATGGAACACCATAATCGACCTGCTTAACGGCGCAATCAATATCATCATCAGAGGACTGAACTGGCTCATTAAGCAGATGAATAAAATCAGTTTTGATGTTCCTTCGTGGGTACCGGCCATTGGCGGGAAGTCTATCGGTGTGAACATTTCCTATATCAGTGAGAATGTGCTTCCGCATCTTGCAAAAGGTGCAGTTATCCCGGCAAATGATGAATTCCTTGCTGTGCTTGGCGATCAGCCCCACGGGAACAACATCGAAGCGCCGGAAGGCCTTATTCGTAAAATTGTCCGGGAGGAATCCGGCGGTTCCAGCGAAATTCACGTCACTATCGTTCTCGATAGTGTAACTGGGAAGAAATTGTTTGATACGGTGGTCAGAGAAAACAACGCCGTTGTCCGGGCGACTGGGGCAAGTCCTCTTGTCACATAAGGAGGTCAAATGGCAATTTTAACCATTACAAAGGCAGACGGGACGAATGTCCCGCTGCCTGACCCCAGCGAATATTCGTGGGGTCTACAAGATGTTGATGCAGACGGAACGGGGCGAAACCAAAGCGGAGATTTGTTCCGTGACCGTGTGGCAAGCAAGCGAAAGCTAACTCTATCGTGGCCACCCATGAAAGCCGCTCCTATGTCTACGCTGCTACAAGCGGTTGATGATGTGTTTTTCGATGTAAGTTATCCAGATGCAATGACCGGAACCACAAGGAAAATGACCGCATATGTTGGCGACAGAACGGCTCCAATGTATAGCCTTATTGATGGTGCATATCAATGGAATGGGCTATCTATGAACTTCATCGAGAGGTGAGCCATGCACACTGTAACAGACGCATTTCATGCTGCGTGTTCGGCGCCGGGGCGTGAAATTACCAGCAAAATCAATTTCAATGAAACAACAGACCTCCCCGCATCGGAGGTACAGGAGATTGTTGTAACAGAGCAGTTTGGCTCGTCGGACGGCGTGACCATCGGTGCGGCGTTTTCGTCCAGTTGCAAGGTGACGATGTACAAGCAGGACAATCTCCCGCTGAACGGTGCATTTTTTATTCCATCTGTTGGAATCATGGTGGGCGGCGAAGCCCAGTATGTCCAAAAGGGCAAATATTACATCCCCACGGACGGCGTAGAAGAAAGCGGGAAGTTGTGGGTAACTATCACCGGATATGACCGCATGGCCAGTCTGACGGATGATTATGTGCCTACCATTGATTTCCCCGCCACTCCTGTGCAGATTCTCACAGATGTGTGTACGCAAGGAAATGTCACTGTTCCCTCTGTAGCTTTGCCGGATATTCAAATTGCTGCCCCCTACACAGGGTCACTGCGCCAGCAACTCGGATGGCTGGCGGGGCTGATCGGATGCAATGCAAAATTTGGTTCCGATGGCGAACTAAAATTCTGCTGGTACTCTGATAGTATTTCTGTTGGGCCGGAGGTGCAGTATCAGGGAGGACTTAGCAAATCCGCAGATTCCCCGTTTACCATACAAAGCCTTGTCACGGGAACGGAAGAAAACCCCATCACGGTCGGGACGGGTGTTGGAATTTCGGCTACAAACCCGTATATTACCGAAGCTGTGGCGGCTACTGTTTTTGAGAAAATTGGAAACAAGGCAATGATGCCGTGTAAGGTGCAATGGCGGGGAGACCCCTCTACGGAAGCAGGTGACATATTGCACGTTACAGATGTGACCGGCCCAGCCAGCACATTCCCCGTGTACATTATGGAACAGGAGCTGCGCATAAAGGGCGGAATGGTGGCGAATACGACCTGCTATGCGCCGCAGGACAAGCAGTATGTCGTGGAAAGCCCTATTATGCAGCAAGTAAAACGGGAATATTCCGGCCTTGCCAAAGCCATGCAGGATGCCACCGAAAGAATCATAGGCGCAAAAGGCGGATACTGGGAAGTCACGCTGGATGATGACGGTTTCCCAACTGGGTGGATGGTTCGAGACACGCCCACTATGGAAGATAATACAAGGCTGTGGATTATGAACATCAACGGTCTTGGATATTCCAAAGACGGCGGGAAAACCATTTCTGGCGTTGCGCTTACGATGGACGGCGCAGTAAACGCAGACACAATAACGGCTGGGCAGATGTCCGCAGAGCGTGTGACGATCAATGGACAAACTCTTTCTGATTTCATTGATGCAAGCATTGATGAAAATGGACACCCTGTGCTTCGCATTGGATCCTCTGCATCGGAGATTGTTTTGAAGGAGTACAACGACAAGATTGGGTTTTATGACGCAAGCGGCACATTGTTAGCGTACTGGAATAACAACAGCTTTGAACTGGTAGAGCTATCGAAGTTCCGCCTCGGCCCGATGTCTATCGTTGTGCAGCCGAATCAATCCATAAGTTTCGTGGGGGTGACGTGATGCCGAGCATCTACGGAAGCAAATCTAAGGGATGGCAGCTACGCCTTGACTATACGGTCAAGAGCCAGAGCATCGAGAATAACACCAGCGCGCTTGATTTAACCTTGTATGTGTACGACGGTACCGGGTACTCACAAAATGAGTCTGCGAACGAAGCGTATTACATTCTGCAAGGTACAAAAACGTGGAATCCGTACAATTACCCATCTACCGGTTGGTACAAGCTTGGCGTAAAGTCTATCACTGTTACACATAGTGGTGACGGAACCGGGAAAGTCACGCTTTCCGGCGAATGGGACTGCGGCTTTGATTCGTCCTACACACCAAGGCATTTGACCGTATCAGGCAGTGTTACGCTGCCAACAATTCCAAGAGCATCTTCCGTGTCTGCCGCAAATGGCACAATGGGCGGTAATGTAGCAATTACAATCACACGGAAAAATTCCTCCTTTACACATAAGTTGTCCTATAACGCCGGAAGCGGGTATGTCTCTATTGCAACTGGTGTAGCCACATCTTACACGTGGGCAAGCCCTGACAGCATGATAGATGCTACCACAAATGCTTCATCCCGCACGGTGACGATAAAATGCGAGACCTACAACGGAAGCAGCAAGATAGGTGAAAGCACGACAACCTGTGTCCTCACTGTGCCGGAATCCCTCGTTCCATCTTTAAGCGTGGTGCTTTCCGATGCCGCTGGGTATCAGCCGACATATGGATGGGTACAAAACAAGAGCCAGCTAAAAGCCGTTGCCACAAGTGGCGGAGTAAGGGGAAGTACCATCGTAGGTACTGTCATGAAAATTGGTAATGAAAATGCCAATTTGAATACAGGGAATCTGCTTACAAAAAGCGGCTCTGTTGTGGTGATGGTAACTACGACAGATTCTCGTGGCAGAAGCAAGACGGTTACAAACACTATTACTGTACAGCAGTATGCTGGACCGACTATTGCAAATCTCACATACGCAAGAGGCTCCTACACAAGTGGCGTGTGGACAGAAAACAATACAGGCGCAGACATTAAGGTGATGTTCGACCTCACCATTTCTTTGAGGAATAACACCGCCAGCATCTCTTTGAAGATCGATGACGAGAATAGGCAAACCCTTTCTGCGCAAAGCTCCGGCTCAAAGGTTGTTTACATCGCCGGTGTCGGAACAGATACGACCAGAAAACTGACGGTAGTCGCCACGGACGCTTTTTCAAGCAGTTTTACCAAAGAAATGGATGTGGCAACAGTTGAAGTTCCGTTAAATATCAACTTCAACTTGCCGGGAGTGTGTTATGGCGGGGTATCCGAAAAAGAGAAAACGGTGCAATTCAAGTGGCCTATCTTCGCCGAAAAGGACATGGAGCTGAACGGGGAATTGATTTTATCTGATTCCGCAGCGGGAAAACTTCGGCAAATGATGGGCATCCAAGACTACATCATTGAGCAAGGCGTAAGCGGCAACTGGACGTACTACAAGTACGCCTCCGGTTATGCAGACTTGTGGTGGCGTGGGACAGTGACACCTACCAGCTATACTGCTGTGGGGAGCATGGTCTATACCAACATCATCAGCCTGTCAATGCCCTTTGGTGTGACCGGCAACGTAGTAGTCACGGGCAGCGTCCAAAATCTACACATGATCTGCAATACGGATTGGAGCTATGTCGGGGAAACGGTGTCGTTCCGCATGCTTCGTGCAGCGTCCATGACGCTGGGTGCTCAAACCGTATCGCTGCGGGTGACTGGCAAATGGAAAGCATAAAACATATAAGGAGATACCGC